TTGGCTGTCAACATCCCTAGTACTATTTAATTTAAAAAGGAGTCTGAAAACCCGCTGGCCGCTTGGACATGGCCAGGTAATCGGTCAGCTGCTGGTCAAAGTTGCCACGGATATCGTTATAGTCCTGGTAGTCAGGGCCCTTGTATGCCAGGAGGCTCGAGGTTGGGTCAGGGGTTGAGACGGGTGTCATGGACACGATGGTCGCCTTGCCGCTCTCGACGCTGCACTGCACGTCAATCTGGTTGCCGCTGTACTTGAACTTGTCGTAGAACAGGAAGCGACTGTTGAACAGCGAAGCACCCTGCTCGTTCACCACAGGGTTGACGTAGACCGTGTCGACCGGGACCCACCCCGGCTGTTTCTCCTGGACGGCGCCAATAATCAGGGATATCACGTCACGGTCGACTGGTACAGGGGCGATTTGTAGAGGCTCCTGGGTCATGTCCGACTTCTTTTGGACAACCAGGAATAGGAGGGATGCCGCCAGCAGTATGATGACAACTCGGTCCATTATTATCACGCGTCAAAAAAAATTTCACAAAAGAAATATTAATAGTAATATGGCACTCCTTGTCTACAGTGACAAGTGCAACTTTTGCGTGGAGACTCTCAACTATATCAAGACCCAGCCTGAACTGCTACAGATTCTTCGGTTCCACAACGTGTCCACCAATGGCATCCCTTCCCAGCGTATCACGCGTGTGCCGACGCTGGTCACCAACGAGGGTAAGCTGTATGTTGGTAGCGAGGTGCGCACCTGGCTCGAGTCCATGGTACCCATGGACATTGTGTCGTTCAGCATCGACGGGTTCTCAATCACTAATCTGGACGAGTCTGAGGAGCCAGGTGACCTGTTCGATATTGGCATGTACGGCGTGCCGCTGCAGCCCGTGCTCACCCCTGAACTCAGCAATAAAATTAATAGAAAAGTGAACGATGCTATTAGCGAAATGAATACGAGATAAGGATGTACGTCCAAACTTTTGCAAGGATGCATCTCAAGACCATACAGGCGAATGCCATACGGTCAGTCTTTGAGGTGCTCAAGGATATCATCAACGATGTGAATGTGTACTTTCGGCCCGACGGAATCACCATCCTGACGCTGGATAATGCCCGCGTGACGCTGGTCCACATGCACCTCGGAGCTGAAAACTTTGAAGAGTACGAGTGCGCGACGGAGATTGTGGCTGGCCTGAACATCACCAACACGCACAAGCTGCTCAAGTCGATGAGCAACAACGACACGCTCACTATTGACATTGCAGACCGAGACTATATGCAGCTCATCATAGAGAATGTCGCCAAGAAGTCGAGCACGACCTATAGCCTCAAGCTGCTCGACATCAACGAGGATGAGCTGGACGTGCCCGAGATTGATATGGATGTCATCACAACCATGTCCTCGGTCGACTTTCAGCGCATCACGCGCGATATGAATAATTTGGCGTCCGAAATTAACATCATACGCGAGGGCCATACGCTCGAGCTCAGCTGCCTCGGCGACTTTGCCAACCAGAAGACAGTCATCGAGTATAGCGACGAGCAGGTTAAGCGTACCGGTAACGTTTTCAGCCTCAAGTACATCAACCTGTTCACCAAGGCGACCGGCATGTGCAGCAGCGTCCAACTCATGCAGGACTCGACCCAAGAAAATATGCCAATTATTTTCCGGTACACAATCGCAAATCTTGGAGAAATTAAGTTCTATCTTGCACCAAAAGTTGAATAGTTAAACAATTTATTAGTTTAATAAATTATGGAGGCGCACTATAATGAACGAATAAAAGAGCTGTCCGTACCGGGTAAGGAAACTGAGCTGTATGACTACATGCTTCTTTGTATGCCTCTGATAAAGGAGTATAATGAGGAGGTGACCGAGGAGGTGACAGAATCCAAGGCGGTCGCGTCCATGAAGATAACTTCACGCAAAGGTGTTCAGAGAAAAGATATTTATAAAAAATATTTGGAGGTGGTTGAGGATGAGCATGGCGATGTTAAAATGGATCCGAACACGACCCTGAGACGCCCGTGTTTAGGCTGCGGCGCTCGGTACACAAAAGTACACGACCCCGTGACGAGCGAAGATATCTGCACGGAGTGTGGTACGGCCGAATATGTCCAATGTGACGAGGTGGGGTTCAAGGAGGAGCAGGATATAGAAAAGAATGTCGTCTATTCGTACCGGCGCGAGAATCATTTTAACGAATGGGTCAGTCAGTTCCAAGCAAAAGAGACGACCAGTGTGCCACCTGAACTCATAGAGACGCTACGCCAGGAGTTCAAGAAACAAAAAATAAAAGAATTGACAGAAATTACACATGAGAAAGTCAGAGGTTTACTAAAAAAATTAAACAAAAATAAATATTACGAACACGTACCTTACATCACGACGATTCTCAACGGGATACAACCTCCAACCATGCCCCAATCACTAGAAGAAAAACTGAGGCTTATGTTTTACCAGGTTCAGAAACCCTTTGAGAAGCATCGGCCCCCGGGGCGCAAAAACTTCCTAAGTTATTCTTACATCCTGTACAAGTTCTGCGAACTGCTCGGTGAGGATGACTACCTACCATGCTTCCCCTTGCTCAAGTCCAAAGAGAAACTGTATAATCAAGATAAAATGTGGAAAAGTATTTGCAAAGAATTGCAATGGGAATACATCAAGACCTAACCGCGAAGGCTCTGCGAAGGCGAAGCCTTCTTTTCTTTCAAGAGAAGGAGGGCCGAAGGCCCTCAGCGAAGCCTTCCTTTCTTACAGGGAAATAGGGCCTTCGGCCCTAGCGAAAGAAATTGGCACCCTTAGGGTCCTTGATATAGAAATAAAAATTACCAGTCTTCAGTTTGTGCTTGTCATCCTTGAAACCAGCCAGCTCAAACGAATGCTGGGTGACATCCGCATAGTAGCTTAGCGTCGAACGCAGTAAGAACCAGCTCATGAAAAAAAATATCAGGAAAAATGCGATATTTGTTGTTTTCATTACTTACTTCATAGAATTAAAATAAAAGTAGTAGTTGCCGCCAGACTTCTTGGCCATCATACCCGCCTTCTTGCGACGACCCGCTCTCTTAATCTTGCCCATAACACCCTGGCGCGACTTGACGAATTTGTCGACGCTGCCCGCCTTCTGCATGTCACTTATAGCCTTCTGGTACATCTGGACGCGGGTAGCGTCTGGGATGTTCTCCTCACCTTGGAAGGTTGACGTGGTCTTTTTGGCCATCAGGTCATTCACCTTCTTCTGGTAGGCTGCCACAAAGTCGTTCACATTTCCGTACTTCTTTGCGTCAGCCATCTGCTCCTTGTATATCAGCTGCTGCGTCCGCTTGCTCTTCATCCACCCTGTAAGCCACTTCATCTTGGACTTTTCGATGCCACTGACCAGCTTGTTGTACTGTGCGACAATCTGGGGCACCTGCTGGTTCTTCTTGTCGTTTGCCCAGCGGAGAGCTGACGTGTACACGGCGCGCGCCACACTCATCTTGGGCTTGGCGTCACGGGCCGCCTTTATTTTAGCGACCGCATCAGCCTTGCTGGTGGCGGCCGACACGACATTCATGGCACCCTTCCACTCGGCGATGCGCATGTTGTACCAAGCGGCCGACTTGGGCTTGCGCATAGACTTCTTGAAAAGACTGTCACGACGCTTCGTGACCATCCACAGCACCGTGAGTAGGAGTCCTATGATTGCTAGCCGAACTAGCATTTATATACTCCAAGAAATTTTGTTCAATTTTTCCTGGAACTCGCGGTTTTCACCCACGCCCGGTACGACAAAAGTCTTCCCCCTGATGGCCGCCAGTTCAGGTCCGCTCAGTGTCAGGCTGTGCAACACAAAGTCCTCGAACGCCTCGCACGCCAGAGGTACCACCGGCTTGATGAGCTCGTAGACTTGCTTCGCTAATACCTGAATCTCCGGCTGGGCGTGACTGTCCATGCGCAGCTTCAAAAAGTGAAACAAATTATGTAAATTAATTTTCCAGAAAAACTCTGTCATCGTACTGACTGGGAGGTGCGTCCGGGCCAGCTCAC